ACACCGATGCCGAGTACTAACTATGCGGTAAATGTCACACCAGCTACTCCGGGAAATGACTATACAGCATTTTGCACTGTTAGAACTACAACCTATTTCCGCGTTCAAACAGTTCTACTTGGAAGCTCAAGTACCTGTGCATTTTCCGCCACCGTCCACGCCACCAACGCTACTCTTCCAACCACATTTACAGAGGAACAGATTCAGATTGCTATTAATAATCCTGGTTCTAGTGCTTGGGGTGATGTGGCTGCTACTGGAGTGCTTAACGGTGGTATGAATATTGCTTCAGTAACTAAAACTGGAACTGGTGTATACAATGTGGTGTTCACCACCCCGATGCCTTCTGATAATTATTCCGTCACGGTTGGCGGTGTATTACAGAATTCAATTAATACTAAAACAGCTACTGGTTTTACTATCAATATCGGGAATCAGAGCGGTACTCCTGTGGATGCCACATTCTCCTTCGCCGTCTTCGCAACCAATGCCCTACCACCTAAGGGAGGCACTGGCACAGATGCCTGGGTCTTGTCACAACAGGATGCCACCATACTAAGTTCTTTCAACATTGCTGATGTTGTTAGTGTTAATATCGGTGCTTATCAGTGCTTCTTCACGACACCGATGCCGGATACTAACTATGCGGTAAATGTCACACCAGCTGTTGGAGGATTAGACTATACAGCCTTTGTCACTTTTAGAACTACAACCTTTTTCCAAGTTCAAACAGCCCTGAGCGGAAATGCGGCTATCGCCGGATTTTCCGCCACCGTCCACGCCACCAACGCTACTCTTCCAACCACATTTACAGAAGCCCAGATTCAGGGTGTTATTGACTCTGAAGCACGAACTGCAAAAGCTATGGTTAACTTTCAAGCCTTTGCTAATGGCTCTGTGACAATCAATGCATCATTCAATGTTAGCTCTGTTACTTATCAAAATTCTCCTGGAGTATATCTCATAACATACAATAATCCAATTGATTTTGCACTACCTTTTATGACAGGTACTGCTGGTCTTGCCAGTGGTGGTGCTGCTTTCCTACGTCTTACTTCGAGTATCTCAACAAGTGCATTAATTGGAACGTTCTGTATTCAAGCCAACGGTACGCTTGCACCAGAAGGCTCAAACTTTTACCAATTTGTCGCATTCAGTGCTTGATAAATAAACCTAGTAAACCCCATATTCCTGTGAGTAATTTCGATCCTATTGATGAAGCTCTGAATATCGAGTCTGAGATTGTTAAGCAACCAAAGACCCACAATCTAACTCGGATTGATGATGAGGAAGAACTTGTCGTTTCTGATCGGAATGATAAGCAGAAGGATTATGAGTATGCTAGGGCTAATCTATACAGCCTAATGGAAAAGGGTCAGGAAGCCGTAGCAGGTGCCCTAGAACTAGCCCAGGAGGGCGACAGTGCCCGTTCTTATGAAGTAGCCATCAATGGCGTCAAAAGTATGGCAGAAGTCGCAGAGAAGCTCCTAGACCTTCAGAAGAAGGTTAAGGACTTGGATGAGGTTTCTGTAACCAATACTCAAAATAATGTAACAAACAATTCCGTCTTTGTTGGTTCTACAACAGAATTGCAGAAGATGATTAAAGAGGGAATGCTAAATAAACTACCAGAATCGTAAGGCTATGGCTAAGAAAGATAAAAAGCGCTGTAAAGAGTGCGAAGGTATGGGAAAAGACTGCAAGTGCTCTAAAAAAGGAAAGGGTGGGTACTTTGGTTTTGACCAAAATATGGATGACTATACTATGGATTCCGGTCACGGAGCAGATGAAGGTGGGGGGATGTCGGAAGGTATTAGGATGCCTAAAGCACCTTCAGATGCCGACAAGTCAATGCAGGGCGCATCTAAAGAAAAGAAGGAGAAAACTTTGTCTAATTTCAGAGCTGCTGCTGATGACGCTAAAAAACGTCAGAAATATAAAGATGAGAATGATGACCTTGCGGTTACTCGTATGAAGAAAGGTGTTCGTTTCTATGATAAGAAGGGATCTGGATACCTTAAAGGTGGTAAAAAAACGTATGACTAAATAAGTGTGAAGGGCAATATAATGAAGGACGGCTTTATATGTCGTCGATGCAGTTCTTGAAGCCTTTCACATTATTTTATTAAATCCTGTTATTAGATATGGCTAAGAAAAGGGGTCTATGGGATAATATCCACGCTAAACGTAAGCGCGGTGAAGCCCCCACTAAAAAAGGTAGCAAAGACTATCCCGAGACACTAGATATTGGTGAAGGTATGAAGACCGCTCGCAAGAATGTGGGCGCTGATACTTGCTGGGATGGTTATAAAGCCAAAGGTACAAAAAAGAAGGATGGTAAAGAAGTACCTAATTGTGTAAAGGAAGGTAAGACCTTTGCGGAGTTTTGTGCTGAAGGTAAGACACGTATTGAGACTGATCCAGATTATAGAAAAAGATTTAGGGCTCTAGCTGATAACTTTGTAGAAAAGCGCAAGGAGCAAACAAAGGCAAAGATGAAGAAGGAATCGGTAGAGATTCTTGATGTTGATGGGAATATGGTTGCTGAAATAACAGACCTAATTTCACCAGAGCCTATGAGTGGTTGGAAGCAGCAGAATGAAGACTATAAGAAACTCCCAAAACGTAAAATGGGAATGAAGGCTGGTAAGAAGATTATCAGCGCTGTTGGTCATGCAGGTAAAGCTGGTGCCGAAGGTGAAGGTACTATTGAGGACCAGATCCGTATGCAAAAGGCAGGTAAGAAAGCCAAGCAAGCCGATAAGATCCATAATACATACAAAAAGCACGATGAGATTCTTTCTAGACTAAAGTCTGCGAAAAACAAGCTCAAAGGACTTACTAAAGAAGAGTATGTAGATGAGGCTGCTTGCACTAGATAAATGGAAATGCTGATACACGCTATAGGGCATAAGTGGTTCCTAGGACTACTATGCTATGCACTTGTTATGATACCCACACTAGGTATAATGTACATTCACAAAGAATGATATATAATGCGTCAGTAATACTTCTTTACCTCAATGGGTCATTTCTACGAAGGCGCTGCCTGTCTATTTGCATTCATCTTTATTCTAAATATTATTAAAGTGTCCAAGTAAGATGTCTAATCAAAATTACATAAGATATGATGAGACACCCGGTGTTGTGGCTTCACCCCAACCAACTACAACCCCAGGTACTGCCGATCCAGGCAGCACTTGGGAAACCAAGCCATATCTAAACTTCAACGGTGACTACGAAAGGTATAGTGACACCGCAGGAATCTCAACTGCACCTCAACCAACACCAAATGGTGGAGATTATGTTAGATACAGTGATGTTCCAGGTGTTGCTGCGCCCCCAGCGCAACCTTACGTAAGAACCCCATAAGAAACTGCCCTACATAAGATAGGGCTTTTTTAATGCAATGGCTGATACACAGTATCTTGGTAATCCAAATCTAAAGAAGACGAACGTACCTGTTCAGTTCTCAAGAGAACAGGTGATGGAGTTTATTAAGTGTAAAGACGACCCAATTTACTTTGCTCTTAATTATATCAAGATTGTATCACTTGACCACGGTATTATTCCATTCAGGCTATATGACTTCCAGGAAAACCTAATCCGCAGTTTCCATGAGAAAAGATTCACCATCTGCAAAATGCCCAGACAGACCGGTAAGTCTACCACTTGCGTTGCATTCCTACTACACTATCTAATTTTTAACGACAACGTTACCATTGGTATTCTAGCCAACAAAGCGTCTACTGCGAGAGAGATTCTTGGACGTTTGCAGTTGGCGTATGAGAACTTACCCCAATGGATGCAGCACGGTATTATCTCTTGGAACAAAGGTTCTGTTGAACTTGAGAATGGCTCCACTATTCTAGCTGCTTCTACATCAGCATCTGCTGTTCGTGGTATGTCCTTCAACATCATTTTCTTGGACGAATTTGCGTTCGTTCAAAACAACATCGCTGATGCGTTCTTCGCTTCTGTATATCCAACGATTACTTCTGGTAAA